AAGGGAATTAAAACAATTTACTACATCAGAATTCGACAGCTTGCCCTTGAGGGAACTGACGTATCAGAGTGTGTAAGTTGTATGCTTTAGGAGGCAAATATGATAACAAGACCAATTAACTGGAACAAGATCCAGGACCCAGTAGACCTTGATGTTTGGAATAGACTGACAGCAAACTTCTGGCTACCAGAGAAAGTTCCACTCTCAAACGATGTTCAGTCGTGGGCAACGCTACACGAGGATGAAAAGATTCTAACAATGCGTGTGTTTACTGGATTAACTATGCTTGACACAATCCAGGGTACAGTTGGGGCAGTCAGCCTTATCCCTGATGCAACTACTCAGCACGAAGAGGCAGTACTAACAAACATTGCATTTATGGAATCGGTACACGCCAAGTCATATTCAAGCGTATTCTCAACACTCACATCAACCTCAGAGATTGACGAGGCATTTAGATGGAGTGAGGACAACCCTTACCTCCAGAAGAAAGCTGAGATCGTTCTAGAGCGATACAATGGAACAGACCCACTAAAGCGTAAGATTGCTTCAACACTTCTTGAGTCATTCCTATTCTACTCAGGATTCTATCTTCCAATGTATTGGTCAAGCCGTGGCAAGCTTACAAACACTGCAGACCTTATTCGTCTTATCATTCGTGACGAAGCGGTACACGGTTACTACATTGGATACAAGTTTCAGCAAGCATTCAATAAGTTGGCAGAAACTGAGCAGGAAGAGATTAGATCATTTGCCTACACACTTCTTATGGAGATGTATGACAACGAGGCTAAGTACACGGCAGACCTGTACGATCCAATGGGTCTTACAGAGGATGTCAAGGCGTTTCTTCGTTACAATGGCAACAAAGCTCTAATGAATCTAGGGTTCGAGGCACTGTTTCCAAAGGAAACCTGCAAAGTGAACCCTGCTATTCTTTCAGCACTGTCACCAAACTCAGACGAGAACCACGACTTCTTTTCTGGCTCAGGCTCAAGCTATGTCATTGGCAAGCACGAGGCTACAGAGGATGAAGACTGGGATTTCTAGTAAAAACAAAGGATTGGGCTACTTCGGTAGCCCTTTTCTTTTGCAATAAAATGGTATACTTAAATAGTTAAGCTTCCCCAAGCTTAGTGAAAGGGTGATATATATGAATATCGAAACAGTTAGAAGAGTTACAGGAAGAATTATTGCACTATTCCTTGTATCGGCATTGACTACAATTGGTGCTGGTGCTATTATTGGAATTGACACACTACAAACAGCAATCCTTGCTGGAGTTATGGGTGTTGCAAATGTTCTTGAGGACCTTTCTCGTGGATATCTTAACGATGGCAAACTATCAGATGCAGAAATTAACGCAGCTTTTAGAAAAAACACACCACCACAACAGTAATAACTTGACAGTCCTCTCGTTTACGTGTATAATATATATATACTAACGAGAGGTTTTGTCTATTCTTCCTTAGCTCAACGGCAGAGCAACGAGCTGTTAACTCGTAGGTTCTTGGTTCGAATCCAAGAGGGAGAGCAACGCCGCCTTAGCTCATTTGGTAGAGCAGGTCCTTTGTAACGATCAGGTGCTCGGTTCGATTCCGAGAGGTGGCTCAAAAATATAAAGTTTATTAGTAAATACCTCACAAAGCAGGTAATTATCCCTGGTATACTTGTTGTGAAGGAGGTCATAAAACTATGACTAAAGTACAATATGCAATTGATGGAAATCCAGGGAAAAAATGGAAAGTAACATCATATATGGGTTGGCGTATTCACCCAGTCCACAAGGACAAAAGACACCACAACGGTACAGATATCTGGGCATCAGCAGAGCCTTGCTGGATTGAAGCACCATACGCAGGTAAGGTAGTAGCAATTGGTAACAATCCAGCTGGATTTGGAAACTCAGTAACTCTTATGCACAAGATCAAGGGTGAATGGTATACAACACTCTATGCTCATATGGCTGATGGTTCTATCAAGGTTAAGATGGGTCAGAAGATTGAAGCTGGACACCCTATTGGCAAGATGGGTTCTACTGGTATGTCAACTGGTAAGCACCTTCACTGGGAACTACACAAGGGAAAGCAACACGTCTGGAGTGCTACTGGGCAGGGATACATTGAGCCTGTCAAATTCTTTACACGTCTTATTGAGTGGGAAAAGTCTATTGCTACCGCTCCAGTAGAAGCAAAGCCAGAAGACCCAGTACTTCCTACACCAACTCACGATGAAGCTGGTGCGGCAACCGCTGAAGCTAGTTTGACTGAAGTAACTACACCAGTAGTTAAGAAGCCAACAGCAAACAAGTAAGAAAATAGCCTCCTCCATATCAAAGTATTGTCTACCAAGTTAGTAGACAAATGGTATACTAGATAAGGAAGAGGTTATTTCCTTTTCCAGAAGGAGAAAATAAAATGGTTAGATTTATTCGTCCAGTTAATGCTGGAATATCAGATAGTTTTGCTGCTCACAAAGCACGTGGATCTGTCAACCCTGGAACTGATTATGTTGTAGGAGTAGGAACACCTGTGGTGGCTGTTGCAGATGGTGTAGTCGTTGGTATAACAACAACTATTTCAGGTGCAGGAGGGCGTATGGTATGGCTAGACACTACTACCGATGGCTACAATTTTGATTACTTACACCTAAGTCGAGTTGACGTTGCCAAGGGGCAACAAGTTAAGCAGGGACAGGTTTTAGGGCTCTCAGGAGCCTCTGGAAAGGGCTCTGAGCGTGGATACGGTCCACACTTACACTTTTCTGCTCGTATTGGTGGTAAGCACGTTAACGGAGGCGGTAACTTTGACTATGAACCTTTTGTCAAGGCACAACCTGCCGATGTAGCAAAGCCTGTTGATAAGACTGCAACAGACAAGCCAAAGCCAGCTGCTCCTGCAGCCCCTGCAGCTCCAGTAGCTCGCAGAGAAGTTAAGAAAGGCTCAAAGGGTCCAGATGTTGTTTACCTTCAGCAGAAGCTTGGTATCTCAGCAGATGGAGATTTTGGTCCTAAGACCCACAAAGCGGTTATTGCATTTCAAAAGTCTAGAGGCTTAGTTGCTGACGGCATCGCTGGTCCAAAGACTTGGGCAGCTATTGGCTAATTAGCAATCCTGTAGTATAATAGATAAGTCCCCTTAGAAATTCTAGGGGGCTTATTTATTAAGGAGTGGTATGGCTTTCTACGAATACCGTTGCTCAGACTGCAAGAACGAAATCACAGTCAGTCGTGGGATGACAGAAGATGACCCTGGATATACCTGTGACACTTGCAATATTGCACTAACTAGGGTATACTCTAAGGTAGGAGTTAGTTTTAAAGGCTCTGGTTTTTATTCCACCGATAAGTAGGAGATACATTGACAGAACTAGAGACCAAGCAGTGGACACTAACTGCAAATGATCGATGCGATGCTTGCCCATCACAGGCGTATGTACACGTCAAGGGCGTTGTAGGAGAGTTGTTCCTATGTAGACACCACTATGGCAAGGCAGATAAATCTAAACTTGAAGAGTTTGCTTTTGAAATCATCGACGAGCGTGAACAACTTATTGAAAACAGACTTAAGGGTAATGACTAATGAATGAAAACCTTACCAAGATTGACGAACTTATTCTTGAAGGTGGCATAGAGGTTGCAAGCCTTAGTGAGTCTGGAGACTTTCTGTATAAATTTACAGACAAACTAAAAGATCTTGACCCAGATCTTTACGCAAACATTATTCAGATAATGTATAAAGAGATTATCTTTCTTTGGGAACGTGGATTTATCTCTATGGACATTACTTCAAATGATCCAAAGGTAACTTTGACAGACAGAGCATTCGACTCAGAAGAAATAAACAAACTACCTGAATCAACTAAGCTAAATCTTATTGCAATAATTAGATCAATTACGGAACAATCGTAGTATAATTAATTAGGTAATATGGAATATTTATTTGGAGCAATAGTTACTGCTTCCACTATGTTTTTTACATATAGGTGGTTGCAAAAAAATAGTGTTCGGGTAAAGCCAATTAAGGTTCTTGCAACACAAAGCAGAACAAACGAACTTATTAAAGAAATGTTTATGCCAAACGAATCATTTCCAGTGGCAACCAGCCAGGCAATGAAATACTTTGACAGCATAAATCTTCGCATACTTATTCTAGAAGAGCAAGCATACTGGATTAAAAATAATTCTGTATTTGTTGCAGAAGTAATCAACGGAGAAATTGAAAAAGACACAGCCAAAGAGGTTGACACAATGGCTATGGATAAGGTACAATTAAATAAGTTAATGTTTATTGTTGAGAAGCTAAAAGAAGGATTGTAATATGAAGGTTGGTATTCAAGGCACTAATGCCTTTGGAGACTACAATGTATTTCTTCGTGCAATGCGTGTAGCTCTTTCAGAAATTAAAGAGGGCGACGAAGAGTTTCTTATCTACACCGCTGGTCCAGCAAAAGTTAATTCATTTGCAATGGAGTTTATCAACATTACTGAACGTAGTCTAAAGGCTCAGGGCATTCGAACCAGAGTGTTTAAGCTTCCACCAAAGGCACTTAAAGAAAGCATACACACTATGGATTACTTTGCTTTCTTTAGTCAGCCAAAGGAGTCAACATCTGATCTAGTCCGTGAGGCAGAAGATAAAGAAGTTGACGTTGGGATTTTTAGATACTAATGGAGTATGACCTGAGCAACAGAGAAAAAGCTTACCTATCTGTAGCACGATACTTTGCTTCGAAGTCGAAGTCTCGTAGGATGCACGGAGCGGTAGTAGTAAAGTCTGGACGAGTAGTTGGTACAGGCTATAACAAGGATCGTAATAATCCTTATTATGTATCACCTGAGCACATCAAAACACATTGTTCTGTTCACGCAGAAGTGGATGCAATCAGAGATGCAAACTGGAATGTCAAGGGTGCTGTCATATATGTAGCCAGGGTAAATGCCAGGGGTATGGATAGAGACAGCAAACCTTGTATCAGATGCCAATCAGTAATTGATGCGGCAGAAATCAAAAAAGTAATATACACAGTAGGAGAAGATAATGAAGATTAACTCTCTAGAACAAATGGAGACCATTGTAGAAAACAATAGGTCTCTTGAGTGGGATGGGTGGACCGTAAAAGAAATCACTCCATCGCCAGTTGGATGGAGCAAGTCAAACGGACTGTTCCGCAACGGTATCTGGAACATCCAGAAGCTTTACAATATTAAATTTGATGGCTGGGACATTCCATCTAAGTTTGTGGGAAACGATGCAAAGTGAAAACTGGAAAAAAGAAGCACGTTGCGAAGGCTACGACACAAACCTATTCTTTGACAAGTATGAAGAAGATCTTGACCTCAGAGTTGGTATAGATAATCTTTGTGCAGGATGCCCTGTTGCAAGGCTTTGTTTTGCTACTGGGGTTTCTCAAAAGGCTTGGGGAGTCTGGGGCGGTGTATATCTTGAGAACGGAAAGATCTCACGAGAATTTAATAGGCATAGGTCAAAAGCTGATTGGGCTGAGACCTGGAAAAATCTAACAAACGATTAGGAGTTATTGTGTATACAGATGCAATGAAACGTGCCGTTCACTCAATCACCGCACCAAAGGGATTTGGGCTAGATATTGTAGAGCACAATACTGAAGGTATTACGTGGATTGAGCTGGTAGCAGATGAAATTAAGTTTATGAAACTACTTGACACAGACAAACGTATTGCTGTAGAATATATGGTAAGAGTAAAAAAAGCACTTGAAGACAACGGTGCAATTGTACAACTAACCAGAAAGGCAGTGCCACAGTGATTGAGACAATTGCAATCGCAATATTTTCAGTAGTAATCATAGTGCTAACTGGGCTGCTTGTTAGAGAAAAACTTTTTACAAAAAACTTAGCAAATGAATTACTACAAGTAATGGTTGACAATAGAACATTGTTAACAAAAATAGAACATAGATCTACTGAAAAAGATATTGAGCAAACTGAAGGGTTTGTAAGATTTCTATCAGAATCACGAGACTGGGCATTTGAATATATTGAAACTGTTCAGACTGGTTTAAATAATTTTGTCGAACAAGCAGGTCCACGACTTGAATACTTTGACAAATATGGAAGGGTAACAGCAGGTCCACATACAGAAGGGCTAGAAGATATTCTGGCTGCATATCGTGAACTACAAAAACTGTTACCTGAAGAAAACAACAAGGAGAAATAAAAATGAACACAAAGCAATTGGTAGAACTACTTTCGTCATATGGACGTAGCCTTTTGGCTGCTGGTCTAGCACTTTATGCCGCAGGAGTTACAGAACCAGCACAGCTCGCTAACGCACTTTGGGCTGCTTTGCTTCCAGTAATTATTCGCTATGTTAACCCAAACGACCCAGCCTTTGGTCGTGTTCCATCAGCCGAAGACGTTGCTGCTGCAGTTAAGACTGAAGAGAACTAATCTAGCACTAGAAGGTGGGCTATTTAGGTAGCCCACTTTTTATTGCCCTAATATCTCTAAGTATTTAGATTTTAATACATTTGGAGAGAAAGATTTATATCCAATATCAAATGCACGTTGCTTTTCACTTTTCTTGTCAGACATTCCTATATAATAATCAATATTTTCTGCAAGTTTTTTTGGATTAACATCATAATAAATGATGGGTGTTGCTAACCTCATTACTCCCAGCTCTTCAGAAACTGTTAGCCATTCTTTTGGAAGAATAAAATTATTGGGAGAAATGTCTGTCATAAAAACTGGTAGACCACTAAGCAAAGCTTCGTTCATAGGTAAACATAAACCAGCATACCTTCTAGGCAGAATCATACCATCAAATCCAGTATACATATCTTGTCTATGTTTTACATTATTAATTTCAACAGTAATGCGTGAGTCTAATCTTTTAGAGCTAATTGGTGTTTGACTCTTTATAACTAATTCAAAGTCTGCCTTAGAGTGTCGCATCATTTCAAGAACACTCTCTGTTCCGTTACGATCATTGGCAGCAGCTTTGCCAGCAATATGTAGCATACGCTTATGATCTTTAGAAATATTTGTTTCTAATGCTCTTTCAAACAACTCGTGTCTAGTTGGAGGAGGAATATGAAAAACTTGTGCATAGTGTCTAAATTTTTTATTTACCTTATCAATCATCCAAGGACTTGGAGATATAAGAACATCTGCAAGAGGTCTACTACCTTTTCTTAAGTTTCCAAATAGTTCATAATTGTATTGAAGATATGTCTTTACTCCTTTTGCTCTTGCAAAAGTCGGAGTGTCGTCATTATAAAATGTTTCACAACTTAATAGGACATCAATATCATCTAAAAAATCATTCATTTCTTCGTCGCTCGGAACGCCCCTGCATATAGTATAGTCACGTTCTGCATACCACCCAAAGTGCTGTTGGTTACCATTATAAAATGTAAAGTCAATAATCATAATTTTATGTGGATTTAGCATCTGTGTTAGCTCATATGTTTGATTACCAAGACCAGTATTGTCTGCTCTAACTATCATTCCTAGTTTCATACTTCTGTAAGTCCCCAAGCTTCATCATCCTCAGTAAACTTTTTCATATTTCTTCTTCCATCTAAATTATTCACAACCCTGATATCTTCTTTGTTTTGTGGATTATATAGCCATAGTCGATGAATCCTCCAGCCATTTTTTTGCTCATTGCAATCTGTAAAGACTTTGCTATAGTATCTATCTTCAATAAAAAGTTTGGGGGTAGTATTAGGTAGCACAATATCTCTATAATATGGCACATAGGAGATATGTGGTTGCTGGCTCCATTGGTAGCACTGAATAAAGTCACCATCCTGATCTCTCATAAGGTACATATGCTCTGGCTCAATAACTTTGTTAAATGTATAGAACCTTACGGTATATGCTTTGCCTGAATCTAGCATATCCATTATTTCTTGCCAATTAATATCTAAGTTATCTTGCAACGCAATATCGCCCTCAATGTAAAACATCAATGGGGTTTTGATTAGGTCAATTGTTTTTTCCATCATCGTAGACTGATGGCTATGCTCGTCAAAAATAATTGGGAGTACGTTGTGCCACTCGTGTAAGCACTTCCAAAGAACTCTATTTTTGTATTCGTCATACATATCTTTACGATGAATCTGCTCATCCCTAAGCCCATCTACTTGCAGAATTATTTCATTGTCTGGAAAGTACTGCCTTATGCTTCTTATAACTTCATCAATAATCTCTGTGCTTGGATGTACAGGGCTTACAGATGTTGGAATAACTATTGTTACATCTTTAATGTTCATTTATTTGCTCCACTATCTTGTATGCAAAATCTCTCTTCTGCTTTATCCACCAGGAGACTGCCTTATGCATATTTGCTGGATAGTTTTCTGATAGCAAGGGAATAAGTTCGGAAAGATTGTTCCAATCCTCAATCTGCTCTATTGGCATATCTTTAAACAATATTTCCCAAAATCCATAGGCTTCTCCTAGACTACTTATCTTATCAGCAATAGGCAAAGACAGCATTTCTAGTCCTTCATAAAATCTAAATGAATCTATTGTTGCACTGCCAGCAGGTGAGGGGGCAAACTTAGCAGAAGACAATAGCCTGTAATAATCTTTTGGTGTCTCGCCCTGAGTAAAGCCTTCTGTAAATCTATAGACTGCGTTTGAAAGTTTTGGAAGTGCTTCTGCAAGTTGTCTTCTGCGTGGGTGAGTTATCTGACCAGAAAAGTATACATCAGTTGTTTTTGTTGGATATTCTGGAATAACATTATCTTTATGGTTTGGAACTCCAAGTGGTAACTTGTTGTAAGCTACGTGACGAGGGTATGGATATTGAATCCAAATTTCTATATTGGGGTGCTTAATTTTTTCTACACCAAACACATTAAGTTCGTCTGCAGTAATAAATAAAACAACTCTGCCTATGTTGTTAAGATTTCTATTTAGTTTTTCTTCTAACCCAGTCCATTCAAAACCAGGAACAACAACAAAGGCTCTTTCTGTTGGTGGTAGTTGATTTACTTTAATAACCTCAATGTTGTTTCTCGTAAATGCTTCTTGTAAAAATCCAAAGTCCCACTTGTCGTCTGGGAAGCCTTTTGTTTTTGGGGTAATAGAATAAGCTATCACTTGATGCCTAATTCTTTTAAGATCGTTGCCCATCTATGCTTGTATGTGTGTTCATTTTTTGCACGTTTGTGTCCAGCAACTCTAATAGATTCTCGCTCTTCGTCGTGCTCAAGGTAGTAATCAATTTTTGTTTTTAGATCTACTAAGTTGCCGTGCTCATAAAAAATAATTTCGTTCTTGTCTTCAAAGAAAGCGTCAAGCCCAAGAATGTTGGGATAAATTGTAAAGCCACCACGACCAGTAGACTCAAATAATCTATCTGAAGAATAGTAAGGATAGTTAAAGTTAACGTTTAGTGTGTCACCAATTGCAATCTTGCTACGAGCATAGATACGATTAAGATCGTCACCTCTTATAACGCCTGTGTCTCCATCTCCACCAACGTGTAGGAATTTGTCTCCATATGTATCACGTAGAAAGTTTACTAATTGTGGGCGGTATGGATATTCAGGGTGATACCCCTTGCTACCAACAAAGATAACGTCATAGTCAAACGTGCCATCATAGTCTGGATGAACATAACACTCAGGACCAAAGACTGCCGCAGGAAGAAAATGCCCTCTGACCGCAGTGTTTTCATTAAACCAATCAGCCATAAGTTTATCTGTAGCAAAGAAATGACCAATGTTTTTATAGAATGGATCATTCTCAAGATCGTTTTGACGCTTAAGACCAAACCATAAGTCTAGGTGATAGGTCATAGTTGGTACATTAGAATCTTTAAGCTCCTGAAGAATATCTATTCTTTCTTGACCAGGCGTATGCCATCCGTGAGTATGAACCCAAACAAATAAATCTGAGGTTGCGGCTTCACGAAGCACTTTGCCCATTGTTGTGCCACGTCCCTCTTGGAACTTTACAACTGTATGACCCAATGCTTCTAATGATTTTGCGTGATGATTCTCACTGCTAAAATCTACTCGGAAGTTTCCAAGAAATGTAATCTTTGCCAAAATAACCTCTTCTGATATAGTTCTATTTTATCATATTGTGTTGTATACTATAAGTGTCCCTCACACTATCTTAGGATGGACTAGTTACCCAAATGATAAGACCGTGGCTAACTGCAGCGGATTTCGGTGTGAGGGACTCTATTTTTTGTGATATAATATTTGTATGCCATATAGCGTTGGAGAAAAAGGGTCTTACGGTTGCTCAGGTTACCCAGCCGTTAAAGACGACGGAACAGTAATGGGTTGCCACAAGACAGCTGAAGAAGCTGCTAATCAAATTTATGCTATCAATCAGTCAGAGGGAAATATCGACTCAAAGTCTGGACATTCTGGAATGAGCGATGAAGAAGAGCGTATGGGTCGTCGTCGTAATGAAATGCACAAGGCTGATGTTACAGAGGGTGACTACGTAATGGGAATGACTGTAGAGGGTATGGTCATTGGTCAGGTAGAGCACGTGATGCTTGAGGGTGGAACTTATGGTACACCAAACACTGAGTACGCAGTTGAGTCAACCCCAGAGAATCCAGCAATGGCTGTTAGAATTTTTGAAGAAGAAGACGGAATGTACTACCCAACAGCATACTCAATTGGTATGCTGATGATGGATGCACAAAAGATTCCAGACCTTCCAATTGGACAAGACGAAGACGAGCAAGATATGGAAATGATGGCTAAGGCTGATACATATACACCAACTTCAGGTATGAAAGCTGCTGCACGTCGTGCTCTTAAATGGAAAGAAGATGGCAAGGCTACAGGTGCAGGTACTCCAGTCGGTTGGGGTAGAGCAACAGATATCGTAGCAGGACGAGCTATGTCTCTTAGTGTAGTTAAGCGTATGTACTCTTTCTTCTCACGTCACGAAGTAGATAAGAAGGGCAAAGACTTTAACAACACCGCCAACCCTAGCAATGGTCGCATTATGTGGGACGCTTGGGGTGGAGATGCAGGATTCTCTTGGTCACGAGGAATCTCTGAGCGTATGAAGGACAAGGCACTGTTTGCTGATTTTGGTAAGGACTATACAAAATCTAAGCGAGTAGATCTATTTAAGGCAATTGGTGTTGGCTCTATGGTTAGCTGGAATTCTTCTGGCGGTAGAGCAACAGGCAAGATTACTAGAATTATTCGTGATGGATCTTACAATGTTCCAGGTACAGATGTTACAATCAATGGGACTCCAGATAATCCTGCTGCAGTAATCACTCTATACCGTGATGGTAAGCCAACCGACACAGTTGTTTCACACAGAATGAATACTCTAAGGGCTTCTTAATGGCTACCATCGTTGATATTGACGATACCCTCCTAAGATATGGCGACCAGCCAATTAAAAGAACTATTGAATACATTAAGACTCTTGATGGTCCAATCTATATTGTTACTGGAAGATCACCAAAGCAACGCACAGAGACTGTACGTGCATTGAGAGCTGCTGGTATTCGTTATTCTGCACTGTATATGAATCCTGGTCCTATGTCTGATAATGAATATAAGGGCGAGATGGGAAGAAAGCTAAAGGCTCGTGGTGCAACTCTTGCTATTGAAAATAATCCAGATGCAAGAGACCAATATAGAAAAGCTGGACTTAAAACAATGGACCCAGCAAAGCTTCCAGATATGTCAAAATTCTGGCTTCTGCCTTGACAATCTTGTTAGTTTGCTGTAAACTATATATACAACACTAACGCATTAGGAGAGAAAATGCACGAGGAACACGACCACGCAGGAGAATCAATCTGGCAAGTAGCCTGGGAAGTATTTAGCGACCCAGCACACATCCTTGCAGAGTTGGGGTGGACAATTATTCAGGACGGATTGTTTGTAGCCGTACTGTATGGGATTGTATTCAAGAAGATGATTCTTCCCAAGTTACGCAAGGACATTCATCGAGAGATTGATGAAGAACACGGCTTCGAACACTAAAGTCGAAACTCCCTTCGGGGAGTCGTAGCGTAACTCGCTACCTGATGAGACTAACACAGGAGGAATGGTACTAATGATTCAGCCAATAGAAGACAAGGTAGTTATTAAAACTATCGAGGATGCTCAGGTAACAAAGTCTGGGATTATCATCACAGGAGACAAGGAAAAGCCACAAGAGGCTATCGTTATCGCTGTGGGAACAGGCGTTACAACTAAGAATGGAGTACACGTATCAATCCCACTTGAGGTAGGACAGAAGGTAATCTTTGCAAAGTACAGCGGTACAGAAGTTCGACACGATGATACAGACTATGTAATCATTTCATATAACGACATCATTGCAGTAATTGAAGGTGAAGAAGATTATGGGGTATAATACTATTATGGAACAAGAAGGTGCAAACAGTTATCCTCGTGCATATTTTGGGGAAACTATTCCTATAGAAGAAAATACAGAGATGGTTGTTATTGGTGAGACACCAGTAGCACCACCAAAAGGAGAAGATAAAGTGGTAACAGTAAAACGTAAAAGAATTAGCCCACAGCTATCTGCACAAAAGAAAGCTGAACGAGCAAAAAATGCATTGTACGCAAAGCAAGAAGCTAAACGTGCTCCAAAAGTACAGGTTGACCAGGGAATAGTTCTTTGGACCTGGATTATTGGTATTGCAATTGCTTTTGTGTCGTCGGGAATAGTATCGTTCAATGGCATTACAGCAGTGGCAGAGTATGTAGGACTATCAGCACCGTGGATGGCAACATTGTTCTTCTTCTTTATTGAATTAATGTATGTCCTATTCCTTATGGCTTACCTTGTGCTTCGATCTCGCATCGATGAGAATGGAAACCCAGAACGATCTGGTGGTGCATTCTGGGGAATGTTTATGTTTGGTGCTATTGCAGTTGGTGCTAATGGATTCCATACCCTCGACTTCTGGCAGTATGACTGGGTCAATCCTCAAATGTGGGCAGGTATTATTCTAAGTATCGCTGCTCCCATTGCTATTATCAGTGCCTCTAAGATGGCTTCTAGAGTGGTATTTGCTAAGTCTATTAGTCTTTAGCATACCAAGGGTGTTCGCCAAGCTGGTTAAGGCATCGTGCTCATAACACGGAGATCGTGGGTTCGAGTCCCACACACCCTACGCTATAAATAAACAGCCCTCTATAGCTCAGCGGAAGAGCGATAGGTTTCTACCCTACAGGTCGGGAGTTCGAATCTCTCTAGGGGGACTCGTAAGGAGAAGGATCTGGAAACATATCTTTTAAAATAAAGTTAAGGATAAACTCAAAGTTATCATCGTGAGTAGATAGATAGTTTAAGTCTTCAAGGTATAGCTCTTCAAACTTTCCTTGTAGTTCAGTATTACTATAAACTTTGACATCATACGTTTCTGTTCCACCAACATCGTAGAGATTACCATAGTAAGATCTGTGCAACATTCCGCTGTCTAAGATTGGCAAAAGCTTTTCTTTATTCATCTTCATTGGAACGTGCAGTTCATAATCTAAAAGAGCTTTATCTATTCTTCTACCTATATGCTTGTATGTTTTATTAAATAGTCTTTGATAACCATAGTTTGTTTGACCAGAGTCGGAATAGTTTTGTAGTGCCTGGTACATAGTTCCACCATAAAAATATTTAATCTCCTCAATCTTCTTGATTGTAAAAAAGTCATCATTCATAAGGATAAAGTCATCACTTATTTCTTTGGTGTTACAGGCAACCTTTAGCTGGTTCCAAACGTTAGCGTGGTTATTTTCACCAGTTGGCTTTACAGCAATAAAGTCTCCTGTATACCAATCTGGCTTACCACCAACTAACCATATTCGACCTTCTGGTAAATTCTTGACGGTAGACCTAATTGAGTATCTTAACTCTTCATTGTCTCCAGGACGACATACATAAACGTAATCCAAAGTTTACATCCAATCTCTTACTTCTAGTATAACATTAGGTATAATAGTATTAATGTCAATTACAGAGCAACTTCCAGCCCTCCAAAAATATAAAGAGGACCAGGGATGCTCTGACTGCGGCTTAGACTACCCCCACTTTGTCCTAGAGTTTGACCACAGACCAGGGGAACGTAAGTTTGGCAATGTATATCGTGTGCTCAAGAAGTACGGATCTGACAAGGCTTGGGCAGAGGTAAACAAGTGTGACGTTGTTTGTTCTAACTGTCACAAGTTAAGAACCTATAATCGTGAACAGGCTTTAATTAATGCAGCCTAGCTGTCTGGTACAATAGAGTATGACACAATTTGAATACCCAATATACCCAGACCGCACCTATCGCATTGATGTAGATGGTGAACAGCACTACATTACAGGCGACAATCTTATTGCTATAGTACTTGACAAACTCAAGGACTAATGAGATAATAGGGGTATGAGAAAAATATTTATACCCACACCTAAGAATCTTAAACTTAGAGACGAGTTAATGATGAAGCGTGGTGCTCAGAAAATGAAGACTATGCTCGTTGATCTTGTAGAGTCTCGAATGGAGAACGGTATTCTTGAAGTTGAAGCTGCCTATAAGCAAGGGCATCCAGACACTGGAGCTTATCTTAGTGGTGCTGTTGCTGCCTGTACTGCAATAATTGGAAGTATTAGAAGAGGAGAGTTTTAATGACTAACTATGTAAACCTTGACATTAAAGATATGAATGAAACTGAAAGGGAGATTGTGAACGCAGTTATTCACGAAGGAGAAATGAGACAGAACGAAAAAGTTATTGAATTACTTGAGCGTAAGATCACAGAAGCCTATGGTAATGATGATAGAGCTATGATTGATTTTCTAGAAGCTTTGATTGTAGAGATTGAAAATCTTTAGGATGGAAAACATCAAGCATATCTCTACTGGAGAAGTTATTAGTGTTGAAGTTGTTGGCACGAGAGGTGTCTGGCTAATCGCTAAAGACGGATACACATATGATATGAGATACTGGAGACAAACTAATGGATAGAAAAGCACGTAGAGATAACAAGAAGGTTCTTGAGACAGTAAAGCGTAAGGCAAAGCACGATATGGCAGACTGGATTTTAAATATTGATCGTATGCCAAGTGAGCAAGAGATTCTTGCATTTCAAGCAGGGTACATCTCAGGAATGAACCGTGGTGCTAATAATGAAACATAATGGTCCAGGTAAGTAATCATCTAATCTGCGTCTGTGGAACGACGTGTACAAATATGATACATCCAGAACAGATACAAGATTTCTGGGATGCTCACGAGGAGTGTTATGGATAACAACAAACTTGAAGAAATGTATAACAGAATTGTAAAGTCATCTATTGAAGAAGGACGACTAATAGAACAAATTAAAATGCTTAAGATGGTGACTTCATTACACCAACAAGGTAGAATAAGCGATGATGTTATGCAGGTGTTCTTTATGGAACTGTCACTTGACATAAATTAAGGTAGACGGTATAATAGATAT